GTCACGCTTAGATACGTTTTGAAAATGTTTTTTAGGTGTAGAGGTAACCTTTTTGTTAGGCCCCCTATCACTAATAAACGAACTGAATCATAGTAGATCCACTCTCGATCTTAACAGACCGAGCTGGCTATTATGGACTAAGCGAATCGAACACACCTTGCCTGGGAGGGCCTTTTATCCCCCCAAGCAAGTTACCATCCCATTAAAGGAAGACCCTACGTTAAATTATAGGTCGGGTCGGCAGAGGTCGGCTCCGAAAGAAGTCGACTATGTTTGATCCAATACCTTATACTTTATGTAAGGTAGGACTATTGGCCCTGTGCCAATTGTGCTAGCCGGAGGCTCTAATCAGTCTTCCGAGAGGCGAGTCTTCCCTAGTGAACTAGGGTCTCTTAAATTATTCCGATAATGAATCGGCGAGTCTTCCAATCCCATATTTGGGCGTGGTCTCCTTATTCTTCCCTACTCGGTAACCGCCAGCCTATCACCTAACATGCTGTCAAACCAGGATCATCCAAAATGAGGTATTACCTCACCTGGAAGACCCCTTAGACAGGAGCTTATTCGGCTCAATCACGTTCAGGAACAATATCCCACCCCGTAACTTGATCGGGGTTCACCCTAAGAAGTTACCGCGCAAGACCTTTTGGGTCTCCGCCTGGGCATCACTTCAAGTTAAAGGATAAGATACGCTGCAATAGGACATAATAAACCAGCCTATGATTGGTTTCCATCGATCTAGGATATAAAGTAGTTCCACATCTTCACAAAGCGATTTGGGGCCATCGAAAACGATGGAACACCCGAAAGTCGCTCAGAAGTTCGAGGGAAGAGGGCCACAGAACCCATGTCAGATTCTATTGAATCTAACACGAGTAAAGTGTTCTCTAGCTCCCCTATGGAGAAATCCTTTGTATCCTCAAGAGTGGTTCTAAGTTTAGCGAGGTCACTAAGAACATCGAGGAAGGGCTCTCTATACACATACTCAAAGAGTGAGTGTATAAAGCGCCGCTCCTGATCGTTGACGTGTGTACGCATTTCTGCGATACACTCATCAACGGAACTGCAGACAGGACCTAGCTCGGTTCTAAAGAAGTAATTCGATAGATACGTTCTAGGACCCTTTTTCCCCCTCGGCGGTTTATTTATAGAAATAAACTGACGAAGGAAAATATCTACAGACTCAGGAGGGAACTCGATAGTTCCGTAGTGAGCCCTTGTTCGGTCGACCGTGACTAAGCGTTTGATATCACTTAGTCTCGGTGCCAGATCGTCGAGACGTTTCAGGATACGGGATGCAAAAGCATCCCGATATGACTGAACATCCGACGGTTGGATCTCCCGCGGCTTCTCACCTGTATAAGATAAGAAACCCAGGAGGTTACCGGACTCGGGCCTTGGGGCCAAGTGGGCTAGTACTAATGTACGAGCTCTCTTTCCCAAGCAACGAATCGCTCCGTTCATAGATCCCAGGACTTTGTAACCAAAGCCTAGGACACCACCTAATTGAGTCACCGAAAGTCCATACTTCCGGGCCAACTCAATTGAGGCAGATAGGTTACGCATAGCTGCCACTATTTCCACTACAGGAACTGGTGACAGATTAACGTTACCTACTATGAAACGCTTAGCAAATTCCAAGGCACCCCGTGTGGACTCTAGCGATTTCGCCAGACCCACCGTAACCCCTAGCTCTTCCAAGACTAGGAGGTACTCACGGGATACCCTTTCATTTGCTAAGACTATGTCATCCCCCAGGACGGCATAGTCTGAGAACCACTCTCCGGGCTTAATCACTCCTGCTCTGAAGGCCGCCCATTGTACGATACAATGGTGCGTTAGTGCCAACATAGCCCAGGAAGTCAAAGCCCCCATTGGTTGTCCGACTGAATAATACACTCTATCCGTTCCCGAGCTTTCACAAGCTCTTTCAGGAAGAGAGTATTCCCGAGATACGAGGAGAATCATCCAGATGTTCGCAAGATGGGCCCCCAGGAGGGAGCTCAGCAGCGTAGCCTGGATTTTCACCGGTAGTCTGTCAGTTGCGGCCGACAGGTCGAAACTAAAAAGTTTCCGACCCGTCTTCCCTAATTCACCAAGGTGAGTTAGAGGCCGTTCCTGAGCAAACGTTCCATCTTGAGGTATTAATCTCAAGACCTCGAATATTCGGTCATGCAGGGGGCGGAATACCCACTGCGTGATACAGTCGACCATAGCGAACACA